GATAATTAACTTGCCCCATTGTAGGCGACAAATTAGTATTAACTGGTTTATATACTTGTGTAGGAGAAATTGCCCCTCTACCTCCTTGTGAAGTAAGCGCTGGACTACCTATATTGCCTCCTGTTCCTGCGGTTGAAGCAGGAGAAGTTAAATTAGCTCCGCCAATAGTCGTATCTACAGGACTCATCCCTGTTAGCCCTTGTTCAGTCACAGGAGTTTTAGCTGCCTCAGCCCCAAATTGTGAAAGAGACGAACCAAACTGAGCTCCTCCATATCCACCAAAGCCTCCAGAAAGAACATCCATAGCCGACAAATCACCACCGTTTACTACAGCTTTAGCTCCTATTCCAGCAGCGGCGGGGATTGCATACTTATATAAGAAAGGGTTGTTCATTGCAAAAGCACTACCTGAGCCAGGTAACAAAGCATTTGCGCCTATTCCAGCAGCAAACGGAGCCAAAGCTCCTAGAAAATCGCCTAAGAATGCTTCTGGCATTCCTGTTTTAGGGTTGATTGTAATGTCGCCACCGTTGGCTCTTGATATAGCCGTGAGTTGTTCTACTTCGTCAGGACGCATATGCATCAACGTAGTATCACCATAACGACCTAAAGAGGCTATGCCTTGTGCTTGTTTTTTGCTATCCATAAAATTAACCTGTTATTAAGTTGTATAATACCATTATTTGTGTTACGTATAAACCTTTATTCTCGTCCAATATACTGAATTACCCCATAAGATGACGGTATCTCAGGGTGTGCATAAGGACTTGTTTGTGCTGCTAAACTTTGTAAAAATATTCCGTCTTGTGTTCCTGATATAAACGCTTTTTCTGTTGCCCAATATAATGCAAAATTGTCACCTGCAGTAGATGCCCAAGATACAAACGAAGCTAATATACTAAATGTATAGACTCCTGCACTTTTTCTAGCCGGTATCGTAAATTTAGTCGCTGAATCTGCTACATCTGTATTATTGACTCGTAACCAAATCACAGCATCTAAAGCTACGTTTTCTGTATTGACCCCTTGCAATCTATATTCAATCTTGTAAGTGCCGTCATAGTTTGCCGTAGCAGTACTATCTGCATTTAATGTAAACCCTGCGACATCTGGTGCATTGTTCCACAATACTTTAGTCGGCGTATTATCAGTCGTATATTGACTAGCATCGTAGTAAGCAACAATATGGGGAAAGTCAATGTTAGCCCCACCCTGTCCAATTAATATCTGCTCAAAGCCTGAGTCAACTTGGTTAAAATAAAGTCGTAACTGATTACGAAACTGCGCCTCATTATCTATCTTATATTCTTTATCTGATATAACTAAGTTAGGGGCTTTAGTGGTCTTAAACTCAGCCATTAGCGTTTACCATCTTCTCGTCCATCAACTCTCGGATAACCCAACTGCCACTGCACACCAATACCATCAGACTCAATCTTAAAGTTCATTTGGCGACCTCGTGCTCTTAAAAAGACTTGGTTAGTATATTGGTCAATCGTTGCAGTAGTTACTACAGGCTTAGTATTTGAAGCGCCTCTAACATCTGAAGTAGCAGGAAGTGCGCCTGGAAACTTGCGAACGCCAACAGTAATATCAACTTCTGGAGTTAATGCAACGCCAGTTACACGATTAACGGTATCAGAATCAGTAAAGTTAACATCTGGAATCACCCTATTAATAAGAATAAATTTATCACCATCACCAATATCCATATCGGCAGATTCAATGTATGACGTGATTGGTTGTGGTGCCGCACCTAGTGGTTGACCATCATCATTACCTTTTTCATGTGCGTAGACCCATCCATCATTGACTGCAATTGGGAAGTCAGTTACCCCTGCATCTAACCATGCTGTTCGTTCTAGTGTGCCGTAGTACCAGATCTGTTCTTGGTGATTATATATGACATATCTATCAATATCTTGTGAACCTTCAGACACATAGAACCATACTACTTCATTATACTCATTGTTAGTCCCTGCAAAGAATAAATCTGATTGCTCACGGTTAATATCATCAAAGATATATTGTTTTAATGTACAAGGCAAAGTATCAACACGACCGGAATAAGCATAGAATTTATCTGTACCCATCCAATAAATGACGTTGTTTGCTTCTGCTACGACGTTTGGACCCATAATATTAACATTAGATGATAGTTCTTGTAAGCCAAAAACTTCTTGTGTGCCTAAAAACTGTAGTGAACTTAATGAGAAATCAGTCCATATCAATGTTTCTTGTCTAGTAGATTTAGCTGTAATAATACGAGAACCCGATTTGAGTCGTAAGAAACCTGCTGTGTTCGTCGCTGTTGGCTGCCATTTTTCTGGTTCAGGCCCGACAGTCGCGTCTACGTTAGACCATCTAACAAGCAGTGGGTCATAAGAACCTTCATAGTCTGGTGCAGATGCACTTGCATCATAATTGGTACAAGCTAATGCTAGTAAATGTCCTGACGGCGCAAACATAATCTTACCGACTTCTTTAGGTACAGCAACAGCTCCACTGAGAGAACTTAATAAAACTGCACGATTAGAAAAGCCTGTGTTATATACCCAGTAGTATATGTTTTCATCACGTACATTAAACACTAAATCATTATTAAACTTATCTTGAAACTGTAATCGAGGAATAAAGTAAAACGGTATAGTAGAACCAGAACCCCAAGTACCTCGAGCCCATGTTGCTGTCCCCCATCCATAACCTGCTGTTGCAGTTGCATAACCTACATTAATTTGAAAAGCTGCTGTAATGCCTGTGCCACCACCCGACGCTACAGTTGAAGTTGCTGCAGTAGCTACAGTAAAAGTAAATGTGTTTGAGTCAACTCTAGTTACAACATGTTCAGCATTTAATTCCGCTGCAGGAATACCCCCTACATCTGTTGCTCCACTAAAAGTAACGTAGTCTCCAGTAATTGCACCATGACCTGATATAGTTACGGTCACAGTTGTAGATGTGTCTGTTGTTGCAAAGCAGTTATCTGTATCTGTTGAAGTTCTTGTTGAACGGATTGGTGTAATGTCATACAGAGTTGTACCTGCATTTACATACACCTTGTTGTGTGTACCAATAGTAATTAGAATAGAGCCGTCAAGTGTTACGTAAGAAAATAAACTACGTGCCTGTCCTATATATTGGTCAAAGGTTTCTACTTCCCACCCACCAATCTTTTCAGGGAAGCCTTGTCTAAACCTAATTTTATCAGACGCCCACCATCCACCCTCTTGTGAATAGTTGGTTCTATCTCGGTTAACTCCTGGTTTAAATCCTAATTTAATTAATGGCATATTATGCTCCTGACATAAACATAGCGTGTTCCGCCATGCGACGTCTTTGTAATCCTTTTAATACTCGACCACCTGCACGACAATACTTTAAAAGAACTTCTCCAGCACGCGTTTTATCACCACGGATAAATGCCGACCGAACTGTCGATCTTTGAAATGTCCCCAAACCAAGATTAAAGCTAAAGCTGACAAGAGCGTCAAACTCAGACTGTGTTGGTTGCAAAGTACCCAACAAACGAAGTACTCCCAGCTCGAAGCGTTGTAAGTCGTATTTAAGTAATCCATCTACCTCTTCTTTCGTCCAATTTCTATTATCTTCTGGTTTTAAATCAAACTTAGCTCTATCAGCTAAATTCATTACTAGTTGTCTAGGATATAGTGCATGACCACAGCCGACCGTCCATACATTCCCACTGCACATATATGGCTTATACCGAACCCCCTCGAAATACTTGATGAGGTGTATCCCTGTGTCTGATGTTTTCACTATTTTTTATCCCATCTCCTACTTCCAAACCAGAACCCTATGATACTTGCGAAGATTGCCATCTCTTCGTTACTAAAAACTATTTCCATCGCAGTAGCAAAGTCTACGCCAGATTTAATAGCCCATATCAAACCTACTATATCCACAAATAAAAGAACAAAAAGCATAAGATAGGTGATAACGGGGCGAACACTAGCACGGAGATTAATAACCCAAGTAGACGCATTCTTCGAGATTTCAGCATCGTGTTTGTAGAGTGCGAGTCTTTCTTGTGCATAGGTTTCCATCTCGACTTGATCCGTTCGGAACTCTTCAATACGTTCTTGAGACGCATATCCAGCTTTAGCCATTTCCATGGCTCGTTCCATTTCCAATCTAGCCATCGCTTGTTCATGCTTCTGATCTCCTTTATTTTTGAAGAAGTCTAAAACACTGGGTAAACCTGATGTTGCAAAACCTAATATACCTGAAATAATACTTAACATTAATACTCCTTATTTAGCTAATGGGTTAGTTGTAGCTTTTTGTAATGCCTTCATTTTATCATTAACGCCGTCTATTTGCGACTTAACCTCACTTCTAATACTAGATAACGCTGCTTCTACTTCGCGTGATGTACCTGAACTAACTGCCTTTGCTTCACGAGCTAGAGCTATAGCCTCGCTTGCTTTTTCTTGTAGTCTAATATTAGTTTGCATCAGCTCAACATATCTCTCACGTTGGTCATTTAACTGTTCTTCTAGCATAACTACTTTATTAGCATCAAACTTATTAATCACCGAAAGCATCTTGTTGTAGAGGGTTATCCCGTAATAGGCTCCTCCACCTAAAATCGGCAATGCTGTTAAGACCAGAGTTAACATCATCCGGGAAGATAAAGTCAAGGAGAATGTTTTGTTGTTGTCCATATTCTTGTTCCTGTATAAGAGTTAAAACATCGTTTAACTGTATTTCTTGCAGCTGAATGCCGTTGTTTAAAACATCCAGTGACATGGTAATACCAAACCCTGGAACTAATTCTTTGCCTTTTGGTACGTCAGGCGCTTGCTCCGTTTCTTCCTCGTCCTTCTCTTCTTCGCTTTGCTTTGATTCTTGCTGCGATTCGGTTTCTTCTAAGTTGTTCGTAGTAACTTCTTTTTTGTCTTCTTTCGTCTGT